TGCCAAGGTTTTCGACTTCCCAAAACCAGCCGCCAGTATACTGGCCGTTCACGGTCTCCCGGTCTTTCCATCCCCAGGTCTTTACGCCGTACTCGATGGTGTCTTTCCAGCCATCAAAGCGGGGGTCATTGGAAAGGGCCTTGAAAAAACGATCCAGCGCGGTGCGCCAGCTCTTGCAGGTGGTGACGACATCGGCGCACACATAGCTGTTTGTCTTGTTGACCACTGCCACGGTCTCGTAGCTCATGCGGTCGGGGTCCATCTCGAAGTCGTCCATGGTGCGGTACTCTTTCACTTTCAGCATTTCGGGTTGCTCCTTTCGGTTCGGTTGGCGGTTTGGCACGTCCACGTGCCGCTTGCTGTGGCACTACTCTAGCACGTCCACGTGCTTCCTGTCAAGCACTGTGACGTGTTTTTGGCGACTTGCACAAAAAACACGTTGATGTGCTGTGGAAATTGCACGTTGACGTGTTCCGCCGCAATATGTATAATATTCTTGATTCCATTAGGCCGAAAAGAAAAGGGGGATACCATGCCAGTATCAGCAACAAAAAGACGAAACAACGACAATTACAACGCAAAGTGCGATGCAATCACGATCCGACCGCTGAAAGCAACCGGGGCGGCGATCCGCGCCGCTGCCGCCGCCAGCGGGCAAAGCCTGCAGGGGTACATTCTGCAGGCCATCCGCGCCCGGATGGAGCAAGAGAGCCAGCCGCTGGAAATTGAGCAGACCCCGGCGGAATCCGGGGAAGAAGGGGACTATAGGGGGTTACTGGGGAGAGCTAGAACCTGCTAGGTTAAAGCCCTACACCTGCTTCTCACTCCCGTTAGGTGGAGAGTAGAAACCCTCCGGCAAACGGCAAAATTGACCCGGCGGAACGGTGCCAGCGGGACCCGTGCCCGGTGCCCCGTGCGGGTGGATCAGGTGCAGCCGGAACCAGTGCCAGACGGCCCCGGCCCCGATCGGCACCGGGAAGGACCCGCCCCGCCTCGATCAGCAGCAGAAACGAAAAAGCCAGAGTGAACGGCCTACGCCGCCCGCCCTGGCTTTTCTTCTGCCCGCTGCCCGCCCCGATCAGCACCGCCGCCGCCCCGATCAGCACCGGGAAGGACCGCGCCGCCCACGGCGACGGCCTGCCGATCTGCCCGGCCTGGGTGGTGTCGGCCTGCCCGATGAGCAGCGGACCGCCCGCCCGATCACCTGCCCGGGCTGCTCCTTCCAGCCGGACACCGCCGCCCTGATGACCCCGCCGCCCTGCTGCCCGCACCCCTGCCAGACCTACCGACAACGCCAGCCGCCAGCCCGCCAGCACCCCGCCGCCAGCCCAACGCCAGAGGGGTCAGATTCTCCACCTAACGGGATAGAGCTTTAGGCTTAGGGCTTAGACCTAGAGAGATAGAACTCGCCTTATCTATCCCCCTGCCCCCTTCCTTCTCCGGCCCGGCCTCGGCCCCCTCCGGCCCCGCGGCCGCCCCGATGAGCAAGGTACTGCCCCCCGGGGGCGGGGCGAATGCGGGTTCCGAAGCCCCAAAAGTTTTCTAGGTGTCAATTTTTTTGAAGGGCTTCCCCCCTCCGGCCCGAAAAATAAGGGGGCGGGTCAAAAATTTCAGGGATTTGGGCACCATGGCGGTGGCGGCACCGGGATGGTGCATACCATATTGGTGGAGCCAACAAAATGGCGGCTGTTCACAAAATATTTACAAATGACCCCCTAAAACCCGCCATTTGTGGAAAAAGATGAGACACTATGAGACGTTTTTAGTGGTATAATTGGTACAGTGGATTTATGGAAGAAGCCCCACGGTGGAAGCACCGAGGGGCTTTTCTCATATCCGGGTGTGCCGCAGGACCGGCGGCACCACATAGATGCTCTGTCAGACTTTTTGTCTGGCAGGGCATTTTTTATTGCTCGAAAACGGAGGGGTCATAAATGGCAAGGCGAAGCGATGAGCGAGAGGCCGCCCGCGCTGAGTACATGGCCCGGAAGAAAAAGGGCGGCGAAGTCAATCTCCGGCAGCTGGCGGATGATCTGCACCTCAAGTACGATACTGTCCGGCGGTGGAAGTCGAAAGACGGGTGGGATACTCCCACCGGCAGGAAGCCCGGCGGACAGCCGGGAAACCAGAACGCCGCGGGCAACTCCGGCGGCGGGGCACCGGCGGGCAACCTGAACGCCGAGAAGGACGGTGCCTATTCCCGAATCTTCTTTGATAAGCTCACCCCGGCGGAACAGGGAGCCTTTGACGATGCGCCCCGGAACGGCGTGGAAGCCCTGCAGCATGAGATGGGTCTTCTCAAACTGCGGGAGCTGAAGATTCTGGAAAAGATCAAAGAGTACGAGGACATGGACCCGGACACGCTGATAACATCCAGCGTGCTGGATATGCGTGTTCCGGGCAAGGTCGGCAAGACGGGCAAAAAGGAAGACGGCAAGGTACAGACCATGGGGATGTACAGCCGCGATACCCCCTTTGCCCGTATTCTGAAATTGCAGGATGCTTTGTACAAAACGCAGGGCCGCATTGCCGCTGTTGCCGGTGTGCTGCGGGCGGCGGAAGAAGCCGACCGCCGTATGGAGCTGGAACGCCAGCGGTTAGAGCTGCTGCGGATCAGAGCAACGGGCGAAGTGCCGGAGGGCGGTGACGAAGATGGCTCTATACACCAGTAAGGCCGTGGCGGAAGTGCTGGGCGTAACGGAACGCCGGGTGCGGGAGCTGCGGGACGAGGGTGTGCTGTCTGAGGAACGGCCCGGCATCTTCAACATGAAAACCGTCGTCAAACAGTATCTCGCCTATAAGATCGGTGACAAGGACGATTCATCCCGTCTCACGGCTGCCCGGGCGGACCGGGAAGAGACCCGGGGCAAGATCGAGAAAATGAAGATGGAGGAAGCCAAAGGCGACCTGCACCGCACAGAAGATGTGGAGCGGGGCCTGAAAGCTATCTTTGCCAATTTCAAGAACCGTCTGGAAACCATCCCGACCAAGTACGCCAAGACCATGGCGCAGCTCACAGACCCGGTGGAGGCTCACGACATCCTGCAAAAAGCGGTGGAGGAAGCCCTCATTGAGTTAAGCAACCCGGATGTTGCACTGGCCGAGCCAGAGAAGGAGCCGGAAGATGAGCAGGAAGAATAAATGCCGGGGCTGCGTATGGGGCACCCGGCTGAACGAAATCACGGCATTCTGCCCATTCCGGCAGTGCGTCAAAAAGGGAGGCGGGAACCATGGCGATGATCCATCTGGAACCGCAGACATTGGAGATGTTCAGCCGGGCACTGGACGGGCTGAAACCGCCCCCGAACCTGTCACTGAGCCAGTGGGCGGATAAATACAGAAAGCTCTCTGCTGAGGCTTCGGCTTCACAGGGGCAGTGGAACACGGACGCTGCGCCGTTCCAGCGGGAGATCATGGATGCTATCGGAGATGTTCACATCCGCAAGGTGGTTGCCATGATGTGTGCGCAGGCCGGGAAGACCGAGGGTCTGATCCTGAACACCATCGGCTTTTATATGAGCTACCACCCGGCATCCATCATGGTGATGCAACCCACGGTGAATCTGGGCGAGTCCTTCTCGAAAGACCGCCTGACCCCGATGCTGCGAGATACGCCGGCACTCCGGGGCCTGGTGAACACCAAGAGCAGATACTCCGGCAACACCATCTCAAAAAAGAATTTCCCCGGCGGAATGCTGGTCATCGTGGGAGCCAATGCCCCCACAGACCTGCGCAGCCGCCCCATCAAAGTGCTGCTGGCAGACGAGGTGGACGCTTACAAGGCCAGCGCAGGCAAAGAGGGAGACCCGGTCATGCTGGCAGAGGAACGCCAGACGACCTTTTGGGACTACAAAACGGTCATGGTGTCCACCCCGACCACAAAAGCCGCCAGCCGCATTCTGGACGAGTTCAACAACTCCACGCAAGAAGAATGGACGGTGCCTTGCCCGAACTGCGGATTCTATCAGCCTCTTGTGTGGGACAACATGGTGTTCGACAAAGACAAGTGGCCGGACGGCGGTGTGCAGTACCGCTGCGCCGAGTGCGGCTGTCTGGACAACGAATACCGCTGGAAGAAAGGCAGCGTAAAGGGCAAGTGGGTGCCGGAGCACCCGGAACGGTCCGTGCGTGGCTTCCACATGAACAAGATGGGGTCCACGCTCTGCGGGTGGGACGAGATCGTGACAAAATTCATTGCTGCCGATCTGGACGCTGCCCGCGGCGATTACGAGAAGATGCAGGTCTTCGTGAACACGAACCTTGGCTTGCCGTGGGAAGAGCCGGGCGAAACCGTGGAATCCGCCGCTCTGATTGACCGTCGGGAGTTCTACGAGGCCGAGGTGCCCGACGGCGTGATCTACCTGACCGCCGGTGTCGATACGCAGGACAACCGCTTCGAGATTGAAGTGGTGGGCTGGGGCATCGGCAAAGAAAGCTGGGGCATCCGCTACCAGCGCATTTTCGGTGACTTGAAGCGCGGCCAGATATGGGCAGACCTGGACGAGTTTCTATCTCAGACGTGGAAAAAGAAGGACGGTACAGAGCTGTCCCTCCGCTCTGTCTGCATGGACAGCGGCGGACATTTCCCGGATCAGGTCATTCGATTCTGCAAAGAGCGGGAAGACCGCCACATCTGGGCAATCAAAGGCCGCGGCGGTATGGATGTTCCGTACATCCGCAACCCGACCAAGAACAACCGGGTCAAAGGTGAGCTGTTCACGCTGGGCGTTGACACCGGCAAGAACCATGTTCTTGCCCGGCTCAAAGTGCTTATCAAGGGGCCGAACTACTGCCACTTTCCGGCGGCAGAGGATGCAGGCTATGACGAGAACTATTTCAAGATGCTGACCGCAGAGCATAAAGTGACCCGCTGGAAAAGTGGGCGCAAGGTGGAACGGTGGGAACTGAAAGACCCGGCGCAAAAGCGCAATGAGGCTTTCGACGTTCGGAACTATGCGACGGCGGCACTGGAAATCTCGAACCCGCAAGGTCTGGAAGTGCCCGGCGAGGAAACCGCCCGCCCTGCAAAGCAGCAGCACCAGTACCGAAGAAGAAGATCGGGAGGAATCTAACCGATGGCAATTATTTCAAAAGAGGTCGCACAGCGGCATTTGGAAATGTGGCTGGAAGCGGAAGCAGCTGTTTCCACAGGCCAGAGCTACCAGATCGAGCAGATGCAGCTTAACCGGGCCAGCTTAAAGCAGATTCGGGAAACTATCATCTTCTGGGAAAACAAGGTGGCCGAGGCAGAGCGGGAAGAGCGCAACCGGGGCAGGAACCGTATGTATCACTTCTCGCCCCATGACGTGTAAGGCGGTGAAACCATGGCAAATATTCTGGATAAAGCAATCGCGGCAATCTCCCCCGAAAAAGGGTATCGACGCGCCGTGGCCCGTGCTGCCATGTCCGTCTTGAACAACGGCACGGGATATGGAAACTATGGTGCATCCCGCACATCCCGCTCTATGCGAAGCTGGCGCGTCGGCGGCGGCAGCGCAAAGGAAGACATTGAGGACAACCTCGAAATCCTGCGCAAACGGAGCCGGGATGCTTATATGGGCATTCCGCTTGCCACGGGTGCCATCAAGACGCTGCGCACCAATGTGGTGGGCAGCGGGCTGGTGCCCACGCCGCAGGTGGATGCCGACTATCTCCATCTGACCGAAGAAAAAGCCGACCAGCTGCAAGCGCAGATCGCAAGAGAGTTTAGTCTCTGGGCAGATAGCACGGCCTGCGATGCCAGCGGCATGGACAATTTCTGGCGTTTGCAGACCTTGGCATTTACCAGCTTCCTGATGAACGGAGATGTGTTTGCCGCAGTTCAGTTTCGGGAGCGTCCGCACTGGCCGTATGCGCTGCAGCTGCGCCTGATCGAAGCAGACCAGGTGTGCAGCCCTGACCGCACGGATCGTCTGGCTCCCGGCAAGGTAAACGGGAAGAGCGTGTTTCAGATCGTGCAGGGCGTGGAGACCAACGAGGCCGGAGAAATCGTTGCCTACTGGGTGGCCAATCGGCACCCGTTGGAATACGAAAACCCGGTGCCGCTGCAGTGGACCCGAGTGGAAGCACATGACCCGGAGACCGGGGAGCCGAACATTCTGTGTGTTACACAGAGAGAGCGTGCCGGGCAGCGGCGCGGCGTTCCGATCCTTGCCCCGGTATTGCCCACTCTGAAACAGATGGGGCGGTACACGGAAGCGGAACTGGCGGCGGCCATTGTTTCGTCGTCTGCAACGCTGTTCATCCAGCGAGATGCAGAAACAGATCGGAAGAGCGTCGTGTA